GCAAGTCATTGCCTGGTTGTGCAGAAATTTTTACGTCAGCGCTGTGATCACCGGTCAACGGGTTATACGTGTAATCGATCGTATTGGTATCTGTTCCAGAAAAGCACTGCCGTATTTCAGGGCATGCCGCTCCGATATCTACAAATAATCCATCGGCCAATGCCTGCAAGTCATTGCCTGGTTGTGCAGAAATTTTTACGTCAGCGCTGTGATCACCGGTCAACGGGTTATACGTGTAATCGATCGTATTGGTATCTGTTCCAGAAAAGCACTGCCGTATTTCAGGGCATGCTGCTGAAAAATCTACGAACAATCCATCGGCCAATGCCTGCAAATCATTGCCTGGTTGTGCGGATATCTTTACATCGGCACTGTGTTGCCCTGTTGCTGAGTTATATGTGTAATCGATCGTGTTGGTGTCGACACCAGAAAAGCACTGACGTATACTAACACAAGTTGGAATCTGTATTACGTCTGTGCTTCCATCTGGATACGTAATCGTTACGTCTCCGGTGTTTACATCTTGAACCAGTCTGGTCCACCCTCGCCTGAAAGTAAACTCACACCCTCGCTGGTTTCTGATCGTGATGTAACCTTGAGTCCTTTCCTCTACGATTACATCTTGACCTACTATACTTCTAACCCATTCAGTCAAGCATCCTTCGCAGACCACTCCCATCACATCTCTGCAATCGATACCTTTTGCAGGAGTGACTAGCTGCGCATCGTCGTATTCAAAAATGTATCTATAAAACGAGCCACCACACTGCCCATTAAACCGTACATAATTTACGAGAGTAGCGTATATGAATCCCAAGCTGGGTCTATCGATACCAGCTTGAGCCGATAAACTGGTAGGATCGCTAGGAATAGCGTGATTGTAGGTAGGACAGTTTGGTAGAGCTACTAGCTCAGACTTGACACAAAGGATTACTTCCGCTGGAGAACATCCAGTACACGATAACCTATTCTGAGATGTGTATTCTAAAGAACGGGTAGCCACAAAAGCATTTCCCTACATATTCAGAATGGGGAGGGGAAACCAATCCCCTCCCCACCATTCACTTTAAACGCACGGTACTACTCCAACCTCACATGCAGGACATGTAGCATCGGTGGTCGGAGGTACGCATACCTTAATCACTCCACCTCTATCACATAGCATGTCGTAGTTGAGCAGCGTCGTGCCAGATCCAGTCGGATCATCCGTAGGTCCAAAACCAGGAGCATAGCCGACTGTCCATGTAAGCGTTGCCTGGTTGATACCCAGCACGGTCAATTGAGCCGTAGTACCATCACCGAAGCACGCTAGTATTATGTCTCCGACCGCGTCAGCTTTAATCGGATTGGACAGAGTAAGCTCTACTCGGTTCGTCTGACCACTTCTACAATCACATCCAGATACGACAGTAGCACTACATCCAAGTGTCACATCACAGTAAATACTAATAACATGACCACAATCAGCTCCGGTGTAATTAGCAGGCAGTGAAATCTCTGCCGTAAATCCATCCGGAGAAATAGCCAGCAGTGTACCAGTAATGTACCCGCCGTTATCCAGCGCCAACTGAACCGGATTACCCACGACACCCTGAACAGGTGTAGCAAACGTAAATTGCCAGTTTGTAGGAGTAATCTTGTTTTGATTGACACTTACAATGACCGGACACGGGCATGTCACATCAGGCACCACATTGTTACACGGTTGCGGAATCGGATCAGGACATACTGGCAACGGATTCTGTCCAAACATGAGAGCCTGGCTCGGTCTAGTAACGAGTATACCGAAAATACCATCACTAAACTGTTGCGAAAGCCCTATTTTTGCAGATGTTGCAAAGTACCCTACCCGCCTGAACGGATCACAATTCGTAAGCGGGTTCACCCACAACCAACTGTTCAGCATCGAGTACTCTGGTCCAAACGAAGTATTCTCTCCCAAAGTAGTTTCTGTTGGGAGATAGAATACTTTGAACGGAAACTTACCATGAATCAGTACTTCTTCATGGGTAGCCAACTCATACTCGGGGTTGATGCTCGTATAGCTCCCTACTTCAGCAGGTACTCCATTCACGAACGGCAAAACCTCTACAGGCTCACCATTCACAATGTTAAACCTCCTCGGATACAGGATGGGAGCAGCGATAAACATTCCACGAATGGTTGACATGAAATTGTATTTCATGAGCAAGTCATTCGCCAAACCGCTGAACCTCACATCTTGTCGCAGGTTTTGGTCATCCCTATACATGCGAGCAAGCAACTGGTGAGAAGCCAGCAAGCTGTATATCGGAGCACCATCGATGACATCATACGGAATAGCATCAGGCATACGCCTTAGCTGCTCATAGAAAAACTCTAGGAGTCCGATGTTCAGATTCGATAGTTGAGCCGTACCTATGTTTCGATACACATAGGGATTATGTGGATTGGGTTTAGCACCAGACGAATCGACCACATATTTCTTGGCAAGAGATACCAAGAAATTGTGTCCGATGTTCATCTCCTTAAAGAAATTGACCTGAGCAAACAAATTCTCGACTATCTTTGCAAAGACTTCTCGAAAATGTGCCGTGGTTTGAATCTCATGAATACAGTATTCAGGAGAACGAAAATCACGAGACATCAGCTCGGTAATCTTTCTTTCAAAACCGTGACCACCGAACGGAGTCCAGTTATAATTACAGTCCGGCCCTTCGCATGGATTACATCCAGCAAGATTTGCAATCTTTTTCCATCTATCAAAACCTCGTTCTATTTGAGGCATCGATCCACGGAAAACGATCTGCTCCATGATCGTACCTGAACCACGAGGCCACTCCTCGACTTCAAATACGTCACGCAACCAGTTTGGATGCTTAATAGTAAGGTCAAGAATCTGTTGTGAAATGAGCGGCGGGGCAGCGAGAAATGCCTCCTGCACCTTCTCTGGGGTTAGACAGCCTGACATAGGATTCTCCAATAAAAGCCAACAACAAGCGTAAAAATATCAAAGACTTAGAGTCTCAATCATTTTTACGAGTAGCTTTTATCGGGGCTGCCGGATACTCGCTGCTCAATTCATAGGTAGAGCTTCCTTCCTGTGTATCGTACAGGTACGTAATGTCAGGATATGCACAAAAGTAAGCTATACACAATAGCTTATTTTTTACTCAATACCTGACTAAGTAGAATATCAGCAGCATGTGTTGGACTGCTGGGTCTAGCTCCTTGAGCACTACCAGATTCTACGTTCATATAGCCACCAATCGGCGGTCTATTGAGTTGAGCATGTCTCCGTGAATTGTTTATCAGTTCTTGTGCAGCGTTATAGTGATGCGCCCTGCTTTGTGCCATGACCAATGCCGCTTCAGAAAGGGCAAATCGCTTGGCTATGATGGAAGCGGCTTCTTCCGGTAGCTCTTTTAATCCCAGATGCGCCAATAACGTCACGAATTTGCCATACTCTGCGGACGCGTTCTCGACGATTGGTCGAGAAATTTCATTATGCTTGAAATCACCATCTACTATTTTAAGCTCAGGATACTTGTCTTCGGCGTTCAGTTCATTCAGAGCTTTTATCCATCCTTGAGTAGCGTTGTGCGTAATCTTCTGGGTCCTCACTTGTAAATCTTGCATTTCTCTGGATTCTGCGTTCTGGCGCATCTCCTCCAAAGCAATGGCCGGCTGCTTCTTTGCTTGTTCGGCTTTCGTTTGTAGATTCTGTATATCGTTGATTACATTCTTTACTTCCAATGCTCCTAACTCATCGAAGTGTTCTATGAGAAACTGATTGAGTTGTTTTTTATTTGTGATGGTACTGGCCTGTTCCATTATGTCCTGAGGTATCTCATACTCAGCACCAATGGCTTTCAGACGTTCCTTGGCTTGTTCGATAGGTTTTAGATACTGCTCCTGATACTCTGGAGATAGCTCTAGTGCGTATAGCTTTTCATAATGCTCTAAACTTTTTACTCTATCCTTTACTTTGGGCAGCTCGTCTTCTTCGAGCTTCTTCAACCTAGCTACTTCCGCCTCTAGTTCCAAAACTTTCGCTTCATGCTGCTTGGCGAGATTTTCAAAACTTTCTGCTTTCTTGCGAAGATGTGCCAGCGACTGCTCTTTGGTAGGTTTCTCTTTCGTCACTGACGAAAGCAGATCATTGGAAGGCTGTTCTCCCTCTTTGGTTTCTACAGGTTTTGATTGAGGTGTTTCTGTCGACTGACCTGTGCTAGCAGAAGGAGGAGGAGTAACTACTTGTGTAGGTATGTCCTGCTGTATCACTACTTGTACCGGCTCAGGAGTACTCCTCAAGTTTTGCTTGATGAAATCCAAAGGATCATCAGCAGGTTTGAGAGTACCCATGATCGCAGATGCAGTCACGGATTGACTACCCTGAGGCGGGAGCATTGCATTATTTGGGTTTATTGGCTGTTGCGATTCCATCGGCTTCTTCCTTCGTTAGTACACCTTGTGCTACCAAAGCGCTCAATGCTCCATAATCTGCTTTCGTGGAGCTTTGTTTGGCGCCCAATACATAACGCTCGTTGAAATGATATAAATCCATCAAGGCTTCTTTATAACCTTCTATGAAGCCTCTTTGGATAGCTGCTCTTTCAGTGACGTCCGGTCCGTCTATTATACCGGCACGTGTCATCGCCAATTCCAATGCAGCAGGGAAATACCCACACTGATATAAATTAGACAAAGCAGCCAACAGTAGTTTCTGCCTCTCTTCTGATTTTATCAAATCTTCGATAAACATTATTGCGGCTCGAAATCGTAAGGTGTTGGAGTACTACCATTCGTCATATTCGACAATTCTTCACTAGCATTGGTTCTCTCGATGCTAGGATTCTCCTTCTTATTTATAGCTGCAACCTGCGCTCTCGTTTTCTCTCTGATTGCTTGTACCGTAGCATCTGTTTTTTGCTGGAGCGTCTCTGCTCGCTTCCTATTGGCTTCATTGACACGCTTCTCTTGTGCCATCAACTTGAAGTCTTTTCTAGCCTCGTCTTTCTGAACCTTATAATCTTCCCTCTCTTGTTCAGTCATTACTCGTCGAGTGTTCTCTACGTCTTCCATCTCCTGTTTTCGTTTGGCCTCTAGTGCTCTAACGGCATTTCTACGATTGACTTGAGCATACTGAATCACACCTCCTACGGTTTTTTGTATCTGCTGCACGAAGGCTTGAGCAAATATATTTTGCGATAGAGCCTGCATGTGCTCCTGTAGGTGAGGAATCAATACAGTAAATACCCTATCGGCCTGTACTACGTCTATTTGTTGTTCAGTAATTCCTTGTATGATTTGATTAGCCAAAGCCAAATGAATCGCCACATGGCTTCTATGATCATTGGCTGGGCTGAACAATGGAGACTTACCGTCTTGCATCACAGTATTTTCCAGACCTGCCAACGAAGCACCACCACCAACTTCATCGACATCCTGGCTATCTTGCGTGTATGCTGCAACCCTATCAGCCCCAACAGTAGCTTTGATATAGTCCCGTTTATACGCTTCTTGTTCCCTTCTTCCGAAACTTCCAACCAATGGCTGTAGCTCCTGCAACGCAATGATCTCTGCTACCTGACTACCAGCACCAGCGCTTCTCGTTGCATGTACTTCCCAGTACTGGGGTAGCATTCCTTTCTTTCTAGGTTTGAATAGCTCTTCAGGAACACCATCTTGAACACAACGTTCTTTCCATTCCTGGAATATATCGTACGTTTTTTCCATTGAAGTAGCATTGACCATCCTAATGACCATCTGACGCAGGAGCACATCGAAGGTACTATAGAAATGGTTTACCTGGTTTCTCAAAACTCCAAACTCTTTGAACGCTTGCAACCTCGTCTGGGATGGAGACAGGCTTCCCAGAGACCTGTCTTGAACCCCAGGATCATCACCAGAAAACGCAGCATTCTGCTGAAGCAGATTAGAGAAATACTGGCTCGTGGCAATCACGCCTTGAAGATTTGCACCAAGATTGTTTTGCACGAATTCAGAACTACCTATGTACGTTGGTACTCCTGGGTAGAAACGTACCTGTTCCGAGTCTTTGACGGTCATTGCAGGGGATTTGAGTATGGGAGTACTGCTCCACCTAGCCATGTCGACCAAGCTATTGTCCAACATCATCTTGGCTTGACATATGCTGAATACTTTGTGTCCAATGCCTCTGTTTCCATGTATGAACTGCTCACCAGGCGACTGAGTGAATATCAGTAAACAATCATCGAACGATCTATACTGGCTTTTGTTCTTGTAGAGAAATTCTCCTCCATCATCCCAATCTCTATGAAACATGAAATGAGTGATGGTACCGTCGTTTTCTTTATAATAAAGACTCACCAAACGAACGGTCTCGTTATACATCCTATCGTACGATATGTCTCCAGCAGATAGCTTTCTTTCCAGCTCTGTTTGGTCATAGACTGCCAGAGGGTCTTTATTCACATTGTTCGCTATCCAGATCAAAAACTTTTCGAGCTGATCGATATTCCAATCCGTTTCGTTACGTCTATTTCTATACTCATTGAATACTTCCATCAAATAGACGATAGCGACTTCCGTCTCGACACAAGCAATACTAAGTAAATCCAGATCGGACGCAGACTGGTCTGCTACGTAAAACTTACTTAGTTCTACCACTCTCCAATGCATCTCGTTCTCATCAGGCCAGATGATTGGAGATATCCCGAATTTGACTAACTGCCCACACAAAACAGCTACGTTCGTATCGAAACTCCTCCACATGGTTCTCACTACTCTATCCCAATGCCTACCCACTATTTCAGCATAGTGGCTGGCCTCCGGTACTCCAGGATAGCGAAAGGTGAAGTTGATTATCTTTTCTGAGGTGAAGAGAAGATTCCAATACGCAAGCCCTGCTCTTTCATACAAGCTCCTAGGCTCCAACGTGTTGAAATTGCTTATATGCGTTAGATTTGCTTCCCTGAGTTTATTGACATCATAAGGAGCATTACCGGCTATCATGCCATTTATCTCAGCATACAGCATGATCCGCTTTATGTGATTGTTTCTCAGCTTGAAATAGATGCTCTTAGCGGCAGCTACCGTGTTTATGACCTGCTTGGGAATCTCTACCCCAGCATCCGTCACTTCCAGTCTTCGACCACCATAAAAATCTGTAATGCTCGTCATACTCTTTTCTGCCAACAAAAATCTGGGGCTTTCAGATTCTCATCTTCAGTGAGTTTCGCATGTTTAGCCCATACCTTAGCTTTCAACGGACAGCTACATATGGCGCAATTCCCCAATTCATTATAGTGCTTACTCTTTCTACCACCAGTAGACGCTTGAGCCAATTCATCACTCCATGCTATGAAGGGGCCCTTGTCTGGGAAAACATTTTCAGGACATTTGACACAAATACCGGCTCTCCTGTCGGCTTCCTCCGGTTCGACCAGATTGTCTTCTCCATAGAATACGTTTTTCACTACCTGAACGGCACCCCTCCACGTAGCAAACCAGCCTCGTTGCAACTTATACTCCTGACAACTGCCCACGTTCTCGGGTAAACTGCACCAGTAGTTTTCCAAGACTACATTCAAATGCTCGATCGGTTCCAATCCATTCTGGCTTCTGTATGATACGATATGCTTGATCAGAGCTTCTTTGGTATTGGCTCTATACTCATAATCGGTATCTGGGTCTCTAAAGACAAACTCTTTAGGAGCTATAAAAGGAAGAAACTTCAACATGAATAAAAAATCCTTGAAAGAACTATGCTTGGCAGAGGGCTGGCAAGTCAATGTAGATAATACCATCGAAGTCAATGGTCTGAAACTGCCTTTATGCCATCCTTACCAAGTGTATCTAAAACTCTACAAGGATGCCGTGGCTCCAGAGGTCAAGCTAGAAAACATGATGAAAGCTCACGACCATATCTGGCCGTACATGGTACTTACAAATAATTACTGGCAAGAAGAGATGTTCCGTGCTCACTGCGAAGGCTGGACGCATGTCATACTGGCCGCTGGTGCTGGTGTGGGTAAGTCCATGACAGTAGCAAAGATAGCACTACTCTGGTGGCTGGCTTCCCCTAAAAAACGATCTGCCGTCATATCCTCCACTACACTCGATTCACTGGAGTCTCGTATATGGGGCTACGTGGTCAAGCTGGTAGAAAATACCCAAGTACCCTTACCATGCCAGGTACTAGGAGGTAAACCACCAAAAGTAATATATCCAGGCTCCAAAGATAAAATACATGGCATGTTTGCTACTGCCATCAGAGAAGGTGACACGGAAAGAACGCTCTCCACATTGATCGGACGCCACCCAGATGACGGTCTCATGCTCGTACTGGACGAGTGTACGGATATATCCACTAACTTAGTAAAAGCTCTCCCAAACCTAGAACAGGGTACCCCTTTCTTTCAGCTTTTCGGTATCGGTAACTCTTCTGATAAAAACGATCTACACGGGGCCTTGGCAACACCACAAGACGGCTGGGAATCGGTATCTCCAGAAACACATAAAAAATGGAGAACTACACATAAAAACGGCATTTGCCTTTATTTCTCTCCGTACGACTCCCCAGCCATACGAGAAACAGACCCTATAAAAAAAGCTGCTTTATCTAAATTCCTGATAACGGAGGAAGGTATAGCAGAAAAAATCCAAACGTACGGAGTAGACTCAGACGCCTTCTATCGCTTCGTTCTAGGCTTCTGGAGACCAAAGTCTTTGGAGAAGGTGATACTATCTCCTCAATTCATAGAAGAATCCAAGGTTACTCATAGAGCAGAGTGGTCTGGTCTCTATCCTCTAACGGTAGTAGCAGGCTTGGACCCAGCCGTATCTACCGGTAGTAAAGGGTGTGTATTGAGATTTGCATTGATAGGCCACACTACCAACGGGCAAATGGTCATCGATTTCATGTATGACCAGCTCATGCATTATATCGTCATCCATCAAGGAGCAGAATCCTCGGCAGAACTACAGATAGCCGAGCAGGTCAATCACTACATGAATAAATATAATTGTTCACTCAACTATCTGGCTTTGGATGCCACTGGTATCGGTAGAGCCTTGGGTGAACTACTGAAGCTCAAGATGCGTACAGAGTATACTCCTCTGAAAATAGTATCAACCAATGGTAGTATCATAAAAAACAAAGATGATACCCTAGTCTACCTACCACCCATAGAAATGTGGGTACTTCTACGAAAGTTCATCCAGCATAAACAAGTAAGAGGGCTGGATGATAAAACGATAAGTCAAATAGTGAACAGAAGAATACTGGAAAAAGGTAACAAGGAAGTACTGGAGTACAAAGCAGACTACATCAACAGAATGGCTGCCATAAGCCCCAAAAATGCCCACTCTCCCAATGAAGCAGACTCAGCCATTCTCTGCGTCATGGCAGCACTCTACAGAGCAGGTCTTACACCAGGAGCTACGAGACCGATACATTCCGGTGGCTTGAGATGGCAAGAGAAGTATAGAGTCTTTATAAGCAACCAGGCTTCACGCCAGAACGATTCGACATCTATGCAACCAGCACTAGAAGCCTCGTTCACATCCTCTACTGAGGATGTCGTGTGGGTAAAAAACTAACAACACGAAGCGTAGTTCACACGATTACACGGAAACGTCCAATAGTTCCACCATACCGGAACGAACTGTACTACCGGCCTGTATGCTCTGAAAGAGCACGGGCTACAGGTATACCAAGCACAATTACAGTACATAGAGCCTCCAATTCAACATAGTATAGATGTATCTTCACTAACTACAGGAACACTATCTTCATGCAACTTCTTCGATCTCCTGTCACTAATGTACTCAGAAATGGTCCCAATGGTGATTGAACTGACTATGAGGATTGCCATTAGAAAAGCAGTTATATGGTAGTAATAGTCTAGTACTCCGTAAACCATGAAAAGACAGAATCCTATAAACAACAATGCATCTGTACCAGGGTCTTTCCTGTAAGACATATACACTCTCTCAAATTAGTTAGTACAATAAACAAACTGTTTGCTTTAATCAAGAGGCTCGTAAAAATTTTTTGAATAACTATCCTTACCACTTCCCGTAGGTAACTTAAGTACGTCTCTTCTCATTCTTATCAGCTTCATACTGGTATTAGCCAGTTTGCATACGTCATCAATACAGAATACACGCTCCCAAGCCATACGCAGGTTTGATTGTATGGCGTGTAGCTCTAGCAAATCAGCTCGTGTAGCTACTTCATCTGGAGTTTCAGGATTCAAAACCTCGATAGACGGGTATGAACAGCCATAAGGCTCGGGCAGATTCTTTTCGTTATCGTTATCTCTGTTGCTCATATAAGTATTATACACCAAGGACAAGTTTTCATCCATAATGAAAAAACCACGCGGTGGGGGGCGGTTAATCGGAACGCTCAGCCCTCGATCGATTTTAATGGATTCCCTAAACGTTTCACGTGTCATTCGCTCGACATAATTACGATAAGTCTCAAGCTCATCATACTAACCTTCGTTCATACCTACGTCTTTGCTCGATACTGTTTCAGCGGTTCAGCGTGCGTAAACGCTAGCAGCGCTGCGAAGCAGGAAGGCTCCGCAAGCGCGGTCGGCTCGGTTAGTTCACTAGAACTAGAATTCTAGTGAACTAAAAAACTCAAGGAAACGTGAAAAAACTACGAATCTACCATTGACAAGTAAACATCATGTTTGCATACTAGTAAAAAAAGCGTTGAAAAATTATTTTAGTATTCAACGCTTAAAACACTCTAATAGTGCTATGAGAGGAAACTATGAGAAACGAAAGAACATACCAATACCATGAACTATCCGAAGATGCTCAAAAAAACGCCATCGAATACTTTCGCGATAAGCACGAAGACATACTAAAAACATGCTTCGAATCGTTTCTTGATAACATATTGGATGCTGTTAACGATGGTTCGATTGTTGACTATGATTATATACCCATGTACCTACGTAAACACATCAAAAACGACGTCATATATAATATGTCTGTAAAGGTTACTGATCCTTATAAAGGTATATGCAAAGTATCCTTTGATGCTGATCTTGGTGTAATATACTCGGATTTGCTATATAATGAAAAACTATCGAAGTACCTAACCAATAGCACCAAAAACAGGTTAGCCCGTGTTATGGGAACAGCGAACTATGTAAATTCTAACAAAGGTAAAGCATTGCACGAGATGCTATTCAATGAACCGTGGGAATCTACCTATGAAAGAATCAGGGAAAGGATCAGAACAGACATGCAAAGCGCGCTGGCGTGCATCATACGTGACAGAGAGGAACATGTATATTCAGACCTCTTCATAGAAGATCTGCTTACCGACAGCGCGTGCGTGTTTTCAGAGGACGGAACCCTAATCTAAAACGATAAAAACTATTCTAATCATAGTCTATCGTTTCGGATGCTTAACCTAAAAACTATGTAAATGTGTACAATTGTAAGGATGAAACTATGAGAAACGAAACTATAGCACATCGCTGGGCAAACCAAGTAAAGCCCTACGGGAAAAACCATAACGGTTCGTTTTGGTATGACCGTACAAGGTTATACAGTTACAGAACCGAAATAGCGCGGCTGTATCAGAATAACACGATAGCGGTGTACACATCATATTCGTATAGCATCACAACGAAAGGCAAACATCAAACGCATATCCCTTACGCAACAAAGCATCTCGAATCGTACGTTGTTACTTGCGAGATGCGCGGTATTCCGCTCGATTGGGATGATGCTAAACACGTGATTGCCAATGACGTGATGGGGCAGATAGTAAAGCATATCGAACGTATCAAACGCTCCCGATCAGGATTCACATATCAATTGTCTTACTTACTGGCTTTAGTAACCGATCTTAAAAGACTGGCAATCGAGCATGGTGCCAACATATCGATAGATAGTCTGCCATCAACCGAACATGGATCGGAATCAGATCAGATCGATGCTATCGCTCGGTGGCTCATGACCAGATACGGTATCGATGTCATTGCTAAGATCGAAAACGAACGAACAATAAGCCGTAAACTAAATGAAAAGTATGAGGCCGAATTAAAACAGAGAGCATTAGAGAAAACCGAAACCCTAACAAGATGGCGTAACCATGAGTATCACTATCCCATATACGATTGCCCAGTAATGCTAAGAATCAAGGGCGATACAATCGAGACATCGCACGGAGCAAACGTACCTTTGACCGAAGCTCAAGCGCTATTCAAGCGTCTGCAAGCCGGAGAGGACATACGCAACGCTACGATCGGTGGTTTTACGGTCTCCGAAGTAACAAACGATACAATAAACATAGGATGTCACCGAATACCGCTATCGGAAGTAAATAGGTTATTCAATCAATGATGCCGCACTATAAGCAAGTAACAAACATGGATACTTGAGAAAAACAGAATATCAAAGCATCCGAAGCGATAAAAACTATTCTAATCATAGTCTACCGCTTCGGATGCCTGACCTAAAAACTATGTAAATGTGTATGACTGTAAGGATGAAACTATGAAAAACGAAACTATAGCAAGCAATTCAACCAACGTGCTGAGTGCTAAGGAAACGCCTATACCATATGTACGCAAACGCATTTATTATGATCCAGAAGATCCTACGTTTCAAATAGCAAGACTTTACAGAAACACATATAATCCGGAAGAAGAATTATACATATTCCCTACACCAGAAAGGTATAAACTATTCGCTACTAGTATAAAAAATAATACAGAATGGTATATAACTTTCTGCTGTTTAAGCCATGTTCCATACAAATGGAAGGATGCTAAGCAATTTATTGCCGACAGGACAGCTAATGACTTATCAAGAACTATCGAACTACTCAAAACATCCGAATCAGACATCAAACCGTTACTAAGATCGATTGAATCTGATGTGTACGATCTCAATATACTAGCAACTAAACACGGCGCTAAGGTACCATTCAAAGACCTACCACCACTACAATTTGAATCAATAGAGGATAAGCGCGCATACTTCATACACTGGCTCATGAATAGTTACGGTATTGATGTCGATGCGAAACTAAAAAACGAAAATCGTTAAAGCAAAGGAAGAAAGTACAAGTATAAGCCGCTTTACGGCATCCGAAGCGATAAAAACTATGCTAATCATAGTCTATCGCTTCGGATGCCTGACCTAAAAACTATGTAAATGTATACAATTGTAAGGAGGAAACTATGAAAAACGAAAAAACATACCAATACCATGAACTATCCGAAGATGCGCGAAAACACGCCATAGAATGCTATCGGGACATCCACGAAGATGCATTGAATGAGGATATGCGATTGTTTCTAGAAAAAATGTTTGATGACGTTAACGATGGTTCGATTGCTGACTATGATTATCTACCCATGTACCTGCGTGAACACATCAAAAACAACGTCATATACAACATGAATATAGACCATATGGATACGTATCGAGACACGTGTAAAGTATCCTTCGATGCTGACCTATATGGAATATACTTGGATTTGCTGTATCGTAAAAAACTATCGAAATACCTAACCGAAAGCACCAAAGACAGATTGGCTTATGTCATGGGAGAATTGAAGTATGTGAATTCTAACAAAGGTAAAGCATTGCACGAGATGCTATTCAATGAACCGTGGGAGTCTACCTATGATGACATCATGACAGATTTAAAAAACGCACTAATGAACATCGCATATGACGAAGAAAACTATATCTATTCGGACAAATACATAGAAGAAACCATCATCACCAACAAATACGAATTCTTAGAGGACGGAACCCTAGTCTAATTCAAGTCATTTAATTGATGCCATCGATATTCTCGGTGGCATTCTTAAATGATTCGATTGCAGCAAATCACAAAACCTTAAATACAGTTAAAGATTTTAGAAACACTATCCGTCCTATATGCATCAGAATGAGCAGGATGCTCATTCATCAACGTATAATAGGAGACTGCAATATGATTAAATTTTTATTGACTGGTATAACGATTGCTGCGCTGACTGGCTGCGCAGTCTCTGGACACTATGGAGACTACGCTAAAATAGAGGGCTCACCAAAGGGATTGAAAGCCTTGTATGACGGCATGAACGGAGCTTTAAAGACTGCTAAAGAATCTAACGATGCTCCAAATCAATTCTTTCAATTCCGTGCAAAAGAGGAAAGCGAAATAACGAAAAGAGAATTGAAACCGGGGTTTTTGGACGGTCTATTCTCTCGCAATCAAAAACAAGAAACCATGGAATCAGGAAGCTAATCATATGAACGAATTATTGAAATACTGGTTATATTCAACATCTGCCATAGGAATGTTGTATCTACTGTCTCAATTAAAGGTTTTGATGTAACACGAAAACGTAGCCACCATGGTATACCGCCATGGTGGCTACTTCAATGAAAGGAAACAGACTATGACACGATATGAATTGGTAGCCGCATGTATAGAAGACTATATGCATGGTGAACGTCATTCATTAGCGGGTTTGATCGATTGGCTTCACTATGACAAACAAATACCGATATCACGTATCCTGGCAATCGCTGAACGTTTGTTTTCACTGCCTAGAAAAGTAACATTTAACATACTAAAAACACTTTCGGAGGAATATGTCACCAATGAATAAGAACATAATGGCAGTCATGATCGCAGGCGTGCTGAGCTTACCTATCGTATCGAGAGTATATCTGAAAACGGAACAGAAAGTACGTCAGTATTCGATGCAATTATATCAATCCGGCTTGAACGCGATGGGGTTACAGCCAATACCATCGGAAGCAACATTCAATGAGATGATCGATAGAGCCGCCGAGCGTCATCGCGTACCAAAAGCATTGGTACATTCGATCGCCGTCACTGAATCTGCCAAGAATCCAGAGGCGACATCGAAATCTGGTGCTAGAGGCATCATGCAAGTAATGCCGTTCAATGCATCACGATGTGGAATAGAGCCTTATGAATTATATAACCCGAAATTGAATATCGAATGTGGTGTAAAGATTCTCGCCGAAAATTTAAAAAACAATTCGGTGCCGAATGCCTTGTGCTTGTATAATTCCGGTAAGCCGTGTTCCAAAAGCTCACCGCAAGAAACCAAAGACTATCTAGTGAAGGTATTGGAAAACCTACCCATGAGCTAGCCGTACCAATCGCCCTACCTTAACTAACCTAGTCACGACCACTACCAGTCGTGACTAGGTTAGTTACCGCCACTACCGCCACTACGTTACCTACCTTCCCCTACCTACCTTACCTTCCCATACCTTCCCTTCCCATACCTACCTACCCCCCTATGAGGTCATTCCAGGTGTCTTCCTATCAGCGTAACCCAGTCTTTGTGGAGACGTTCATCGATCTCTCGTATGAATTTGCGTTTAAAGGCCCTTGCAACGTCGTCAGGATGAATTAAGACCGCATCCCATAGTAGGATACGTCTTACCCGCTTAGATCGCTTTATAGGGGCAGGGAGAGCCTCTGCATCGATCCACTGGCGGGCGGGCACGCAACGAAGACCGAGCGTTTTGCAGGCGGCCCGACTCTCGGTGTTGGAGAAGAACATCTTGAACAGATCACATTTGCAGGTTTTGGCTTTCATATCGCTAGATTGACGACGCATCGACTACTACCGGTATGACACATCGGCTCGTACCGGTATGACACATCGGCTCGTACCGGCTCTTGCCTCTCACTGGGATAGGCTCGTACCGGCTCTTGCCGTTCACATAGTACCGTGTAACGTCGACAAACAACTCATAACTTCTTGGTATCATTTAAAAAATAACGCTCTCATCTTTCAACTGTGTATTACCATGTACTGGTGGTGTAACTGATCGAGTACACAGAAGGGGGTATCTCTGTAAGTAGCTGTATTTATTAGATATAGATATATAGATATATATATATATGTAGGTATATACTCCACATTTTATACTACCGTGTATTACTATTCTATACTCTTCCTATATTCATTCATTCATTCTCATATTCATATTTATATATATACAAACGGTACACGTTACACATATGAGCAAAATTCACCCTTTTATGTAATAATTTCAATTACTTACTTTGTGTAAACAGCCCATACACACCCAGTACACTGGTACACAGGACCCACTCAACCCCGGTACTTCGATACCACAATGATACTGCTTTTTATAAACCATTGTTTTAATCTTCATATGATGGGTACATAATCAAATACTGTTTCAATCCTGTATCACCGTATATTTGAGGATAGGCTTTCCGGTCACTCGGTGCCTGTCTTGAAATAGTGTGACGATGTTACCTTCTTTAGCCATTCTCTCTAAAACTTTACGCCAGTTACTAAACTCTGTTCTAAACCTGTACGAGAGCGCTTTTGCTATTTGATTGATCGTAACCCATCCGTCTGCACTCGTTCTTTTGGCTTTCAAGATTGCTTTTACTAGGTATCTCTCGCATTTGTCTTCTTCGGATTCCGTTATGATCTCGAATCCGCCTTTTTTGATGAACCTCAAGAGATTGAATTCCATGTATTTAGTGCAATGAAACACTATCTCGTCATCCACGAGGCCAGTCGTACTACTAGAATCCACGACATTGGAGCAGACGGCGATCATGCGACACAGCATCTCCCGCTGTCTTAGGTACAAGGAAGACTCTGGTGCTTCCGATTCATCATCACCGCTGATGTCTCTGTGAGCTTTGACTGCTGCTGTATTGAGAGAATTGACGAGGGATATATACGTGGATACCATCTCCTCTCCCTTTGGTGAAAGTCGAAGGTCTACGAAGCCTTCGGGATCGAGTATTTCTGCTTTCTTGGTATCTACCAACGCTCTTTCGGCAAATAGGTGAGCTTTTCTGATGGCGTCTCGACTGTTTGAACTACCCTGTACTGGGGCCATGGCAACTGTGTTTTCCATGAATTCCCGAATACTCGAACGAGTGAAGAGAGGCCGTCTTTTCAACAAAGACTCTACCCACATGAGCACTTCCGGGCTTGGTTCATATGAAGGGCTTTTGCGTTCTACGGTCAGATCGATGGTTTCTTCCTGCTTTGGAACTTTGAACATCAGAAAACGAGCCAGAAAGCCGTCACTGACATCATGCGGTTGGAAGATTTTATCGAAGTACTGAGGTTGTATGTAAAACCAGTACGCTACCAAACCATTCGTAATCGCTTCCGCTTCGAATGCACGAGATGCAGGACAGGTGAAATAGGTGCCATTGCCTCCGGGAGCCGTAGTAGACTCTTTCATGTAAGTCCTGACGGCTGTCTCGTAGTTTTGAGATTTGGTGTTGTAGAGCTTGGTGAGAAACCCTGACGATTCGTCCAGGGCTAAAGTTGCTACACCACCACACCGGTATACCTGATCGTGAAGAACCTGTACTGAGGCTGGTTCTTGTAGATAGCCGGAGTATTTGGATTCGATATCGAAACGGGATAAAAGACTTCGAATGGCGCTGAGGATGGTAGACTTACCTGAACCAGACTGTGACACGATGACACCGTTTAGCATGGCCCAGGAATTTTTCAATCGATATGTATGAGCTTTCAAATAACCCGATAGCATGAGAGACGCTGCAAAGATGACTTCCAATGGAATGAATGAATAAGCAGCGTGAAATTCACGTACCAGCATACCGACGGGACCAGGGAAATCGAGGTAGAACGTATCTGGTAGTGTTTCATCGTTCAAAGCCTGCAAATCTTCCAATGTTTTGGATGCTGCCAGCGATATTTTTTGTAAATACCGCTCTTTTCTGGCTCTGATCGCATCATGCTTGTACTGCATGAGGTTTTTCCAGACTCTACCGCCGGGTAGATAATCGTTACGAGTAGAGCCATCGGGATACGTGGGGGCGATGTGGTTGAAGACGAAACCGATCAACGAATTATCGAGGAATTCATGGTCCTCTAGTTTGATCGTGTTTTCTAGGAGATGGTCGATGAACTTTTTGCAGTACGGTCTACGGGAGCCTGTAGGTAGAAAGCCCTCAGGAGTTTTGTATGGTTCATAGGAATACGATATGGGATCGATGTCAGGCCCGGTAAGCCCTGCTGCATGCAAGGTGCTGACAGAGAGATGGTCTAACGCCCTTTGGGCATTCAAGGCCGTATAGATGTCCGGTAAAAGGTATTTCGGGTGATTGGAAGATGCGTGAATGGTGACCTTGTATGGTTCCGTTGGGTTTTTGAGATTGTAGAACGAAGGTAGCCGTAGCAATTGATTGATGTCATCCATGGATGAATCAGTAACTGGCTGGGATGAGAAATCCCCCAGATACGACAGCGTTTTCTGTACTGCTTTCCATTGAAGACGAGACTCATCGGTGACTGGTGTATCGGTCAAAAGCAGGTAGATATGATGTTTGTTTTTGGACGTCTTTATGATGAAGTGCGGCTTGAGGCGGTATCTGGAAAGGTATTCGAGGATTACAGGTAGCCGGTTGCCATCGTCATCGATGAAGAGTGCTTTGAACGTAGTGATGTTGGACGCTTTCGCTGAGTTGCCGTACTGATCGGCAATACCGTTACCTTCATTTGGCGTGAAGTAGATAGCTCTACGTGTCTCTTTCTGAATGGTGAGTAGTTCTCTGTATGTTTCTTGAGTACAAAGCTCCTCCGGTGTAAAAGCGTGTGTGAACTTTCCGTTTTTGGTGATGTTGAAATGAGCAGTTTGTAAAGGGACGAATGGATGTGATCCATCTATCTGTACTGAAATGGTGACCAATGAATAGTTGAAAGGTGTAATGAATGAAGCAAGTGCTTGCGTTCCTGGAATGGTTGGTGTATTGTCGTTCATGTGAGTCCTCCTTATGAATGTATGGGGTACTTATTGTAATGAGTGCTCCTCATGAAATCACATGAGGGGTGTTTCATGAAAAGTACATGAGGAGTCCTTACGCTAACTGTGTCACCCACATCTGACTTGTTTCGGATGTGGGTTTTTATTTGGCTGAATATTGTATTTTTCTGCCAAACAATCCTCGATGAACAATCGTACGAAAGAAGACAACGTTCTTCGCTCCTTTGTAGCTAGCTGTTTCAAAGCCTGATACGTTTCCTCTTTCAACACGACACCCATATAACGACCCGGTTTGTTGTTTAAATAAACCATGATAGTCCTCCTATGTTTTGTTTTTTAAAAATTGACATAACGAGAAACCGATAGTAGTTTTCGGTGACGAAAATTGTCAAGGGGGAAAAATGAAATTGTATCCGTTCCAAGAAACTGGTGTCTCGTTTTTGAGCAGTAGGAAGAGAGCATTGATAGCTGATGAGCCCGGTTTAGGCAAGACCTGTCAACTGATCGGTGCCGTGAACGTGGTGGCAAGCGCTAACCAGCCAGCCAGATTGAAAGTATTGGTACTATGTCCGAAGAGCATAGTCATGAACTGGGAGCGAGAGATCAGTGTTTGGAACAGTAGTGAAGCCGAGTACACGGTCATCAACTGGGATAAGCTGATCGGTGCCAAACATATCGATGCATTGCTGCGTGTACGCTGGGACGTGATCATCGGTGACGAATCCCATCTGGCAATCAAGACCGAAAACACGAAGAGATGTAAGGCGTTCCTACGTTTGGTGGAGAGGAATGGAGATGCGAGGATTTGGTTGAGCACGGCAACCCCTGCGACGAACTCGGCTGGGGACTACTATGTGACGTTGAAGATACTACTTGGAGGGTTGAACGATGGTGGTAAAGCAGTGAGGAGCTTGGGAAGCCTCAACGGATTCAGAGAAATTTTTTGTCATAAAGTACCTAACCCATTCACTCCGAGAGGTTTCGATTACAAGGGATTCAAAAACACTCCGGTATTGAGAAAGGTGTTCGAGAAAGTAGCGATCAAAAGACGGAAGAGACAAGTACTTGCCGATTTACCAGAGAAAACTCATGCCAAGATTTGGGTGAAAGTAGATAGCACGGTACTGAGCGATATGCTGGACATCGATGAAGACGTCGTGGAAAAAGTCATCGATTCTGGTGGAGTGATGCCAAGACCTGTCGCCACTGTATTGCGAGCCATCGGAATGGCCAAGCTAGAGAGCGCATTGGAATGGATCGAGTGTTTTCCTCAGGATGAACCACTAGTCATCTTCGTTTGGCATAGGGAACTAGGTGAAATACTCGCCAAGAAACTAGAAAACGCCGAGGTGATACACGGTGATACGTCTTTGGAGAAAAGAAATGAGTACGTCGAAAAATTTTGGTCTGGACAAATCAAACGTATTGTGTGCAATATAGTTGCTGGTGGAGTTGGATTGAACTTACACGTGGCGAGTAACGCATTGTTCGTCGAACTGCCGTGGAGTCCTGCTCACCTGATTCAAGCACAGGATAGAGTGCATAGAATCGGTACCAGTAAAGGAGTGTTCATATATTACATGCTTGCTGAAAACACGTTGGACGTAAGAGTGCATGACGTACTGATGATGAAGATGAAAGGGATGAAAGAGGTTGGAATATGAAGACAGTGACGATCGATGATATGCGTAACTGGAATGTTCCGGACGAAATAACGAAACATTTTTCTGATCGATGGAGTGGTACCGTTCTCGATGTTTTGAAACTTCCTACGATGCCGTTCGAAGACAAATTGCTAGTGGTGTGTAGAGAAGACTTGATCGATGCAAACACCCTGCGTCGTTTTGCGATATGGTGCGCTAGAGGGGTTGGTTACTTGTCATCTGATTACCTTTCGAAACATGCGATCGACGTTGCGGAGAGCTTCATACAAGGAAAGGCGACCAGAGAAGAACTGATCGAAGTGAGGAATCGATTGTGTGACAGGGCATGGAATTCAGTGAAGCATGAAGTCGACGCAGCAATGAGGTGTGAAGCAGACGAGGCAGTGAGGATTGCATCTCGTCGTGTAGCTGAGCTGATAGCAGAGAATGAAGCATGCGAGGCGATGAGGTCAGCGAAGTTGGAAGCGGTCAAACATGCGGCATGGGAGCCTGCGATGGAAGCTGCCAGAAAGGCTGTCTCTGACGTGATCGAGGTAGCAGTGATGAAAGCAGCTAGAGATGCTGCACGGGAGACTGCATATGAAGCTGTGGTGAGATCAGTCAGCGATTCACCTGGGGTCAGATGTCACTATGGTGACTGGGAAGCTGCGATGGAAGCAGCAAAAGCTACAGTGATGGAATCTGCTACGGATGCAGCTAGGTGTGCTGCATGGGAATCAGCGCTTGCTCTATCGAGGCATGCTGTTCGGATGGCAGCGAGGGGTTTGGTGGTGAGTACATTGTGGATAGCTACGTGGAAAGCCACGTGGAAAGACAAATGGGAATTCGTGAGGAATCAGCAATGTGGGACATTGATTAGGATGATAGAGGAGGCGGCATGAAGACAGTGACGATAAATGATAATCTCGATCTGGTCATTCCAAGTTATTTAGAAAACTATTTTCCTGATCGATGGAGTGGTACGGTCGTCGATATTTTGAAAATTCCTTTGATGCCATTCGAAGACAAATTGCTATTGGTGTGTAGAGAAACCTTGATAGATACAAAAACCCTGCGTCGCTTTGCGATATGGTGTGCGAAGCAAGTGGAGCAATGGTTTCCTGATGATAGTGCAAAGCGTGCTATCGAAGTTGCGGAAGACTTCATACAAGGAAAGGCTACCAGAGAAGAGCTGATCGCAGCGAGAGACGAATCGTCGGAAACACGTGCATTGGCGTGGAAAGCAGTCGATGACGTAGTGATGCGTGTATTACGTGATACAGTGAGGGCGGTATCTCATGATGCATATACGATGGTAGCGAAGGATGAAGAATGTGAGGAGATGAGGTCAGCAGCGTGGGATGCCATCAGAAATGCTGCGTTCGAAGCTGTGATGGAATCGATAAAGACCGCAGCACGTGACGCGGCCATCGTCGCAGCAAAGAAAGCAGCTAGAGATGTCGCGTGGAATGCTGTGTGGAATGCTGCGGTTAAAATAAAGGAGGGTACGATCGGAGCCGCAGTCATGCTCGCTCCTCGTGAAGCTGCGATCGAAGCAGCAAAGGCTACGGTCAACGAATGGGCTACGTACGCAGCAAGGCGTGCTGCATGGGAAGCTGCAATTGCTCTAGCAAGGGACGCAGTCTGGCTCGCAGCGAAGGAATGGGTGGGAAAGTTGACGTGGACGGCTGCATGGGAGCTTATGTGGGAGCCTGCCTGGAAAGCCGGATGGAAATCCGCGCGAGATGCTCAATGCGCGAAATTGATCGAGCTGATAGAGGAGGCGGTATGAATGATGTGATATCCATAGAGGAGAAAAAACACCATAGGTATGGTGGAAGCACTAGTCATATATGGGTCAATTGTCATGGCTGGGCTAGTCTGGTCGCAACGCTACCGGACATTCCACCGAGTAAAGCTGCTGAAAGAGGAACCTATATCCATGCGTTGTGTGAAAGCAGGGTACGGATGGAGTTGGACCATCTGTACAAAGGTACACCGAGACGAGAGCAACGAGACTTGGAACCAGACGTCAAAGAATTCGTTGACAATTACTGGAATACTTTGTGGAAGGAAGACTTGGAAGAGATAGTCACCGGTAAGCAAATACTGCTTGAAAAGAAACTAATGCTTTCGGAAGAGTTGGATGCCGGAGGTACTGCCGACGTATTGATAGTACAATACGATGATAAAGGTGAACTGATAATAAAAATAATCGATATCAAGACTGGATACCATCGTGTAGAGCCGGATTCCGAACAATTCATTTTCTATTCGGTTTGTGCGATGGACATGATAGAGAAGAAACATCCAAAGCTGAAAGTAGCCAGAGCCAAATGCTGCGTGTATCAACCAACGCACGAAGAGCCCTATACGTATCATTGGTTCAAGCGAAGCCAGCTAGAGAAAGCCAGAGCCAGATACATAAAAGCCATCAATGCGTCACGATCACCGAAACCTAAATTCAAAGTAGGGGAATGGTGTGAATGGTGTAAAGCCAAGCCCGTATGTACGGCTTTCAAGAAAGATATCAGCAGGAAGATCGAGGTAGATTTGGAAGGCATGGATGCCGTCGAGCTTCCAACGGTGACGGCTACGACGGATGAACAGATAGTCAAGGTCATCCGATATGGTAGGTTGGTCGAGAATTTCATTTCTCAGACGAGGAAGCACGCATTGTGGAGATTCAAGCAGGGCAATCCAGTGAAAGGATTGAAAGTGGTCGAGGGTACGGTTAAACGAAGATGGATAGACGATGAAGCTGCGATGAAAGAGCTCGAACTTCTCGGACTACAGGAGCCTTGGAAGAAAAAAGTCATTGGCATTGGTGAAGCTGAAAAGCTGCTCGGTAAAGGTAAAGTGGATCATCTTACTGTTAAAAAAGGTGCTCCATTGGTAGTGCTGGAAGACGATAGTAGACCAGCACTACCTGATGCTACCAGTATGCTCGATGCTTTTGACGATGACAGTGAGTGTTGATAGTAAACTGAAAGAGGATAGTATGATGAAAGAAAGAAAAGTAGGTGAATTTTATAAGAACGCGTATGGTGGAATCCATGGAGAACTCATTGCTACTCCGTGGGGTAGAGCCGCTTTCGTGAACTTGGTTACTCCGAATACCAAGTACGATAAACCGAAATATGGTTTTACGTTGTTATGTCCGAAGAAAGAGGAGGATTATCCTGCTCAATGTAAGGACAAGAAAGCCCAGCTCAAGGAAATCCAGAAGATGTGCAGTGCCATGTGCCTGCAGGCTTTTGGAAAAGACGTCGAAGCGTTCGGTCCGAAAGCCAAATGGGAACTACCCATGTTTAGAGATGGAGACCAATCGAAGTATGACGGGTTTCCTGGTAATTGGGTCATGGTACTGAAGAGTAATTCACAACCGGATATAACGGCAGGACAGAGCTTGGAAGCCGTGAAAGCCGGTATGTGGGTACGAGCAGTCATTCAGCCGTATCTCGACAAGAAAGGGTTTTCGTACAAGCTACTAAAACTAAACATCGTGCATGACGATGGTGTTAGGTTCGATGCTGCTCCCAAAGCCGATGGAATACTCGAAGCTCTGGATGATGCCATTTCATTCGCATCACCAGAGAGCGAAGTTGGAACGGCTGGAGGCGAAAGCGGTTTTGAATCTGCACTAGACATTCTGTGATGGACGTATGGGTACTTTACCTAGAGAATTCAGCGTTACGTATAACTCTGTAGAGTACCCTTGTATATTCATTACGGATGTAAAAACAGCGCACCAGGCTTTGGATAAGCTCATACGAGGTGTCGGTATCATAGGAGCTGATACCGAGACTGGTGCGCTACCTAAATACAAAGGGAATGATAAAGCTGCGTTAGACCCGTATAGATCGCGTATACGATTGCTACAGATCTTCTCTGGTAAAAGTGTGGCAATCTTCGATATGTTTGAAATAGAGCAGACGGAAGACCTGAAAGCCAAGATAAGAACGCTCTTTGAAACCAGACCATCCGTATTCCATAACCTGCAATTCGATCTGAAGTTTTTGAGAAAGTGGTATGGTGTTGATTACGGTCCTATGGAGTGCACGTGTATCATGTCCAGGATCGTGCTCCACCATTTATATTTCGAACAAAAGTCTGCTTCCTTGGAAGCCATGGCTGAAGCGTTGTTCAAGGAGGATTTGAACAAGAGAGCCGGAGCATCTGATTGGTCAGTGATGCAGTTATCATTCGAACAGGTCAGATACTCTGCCACGGACGCAATAGTAGTGAAAAGAATCTATGACACGTTGGCCCCAAAAATGCAGAAATTGGGGCTCTGGAACGTGTATAAGCTGTACGTCGAAGCTCAGCATGGTTTGGTGGACATGGAGTTGAATGGTATTGCATTCGACAAAAAGCACCATATGCAGAACGTAGTCAAATGGAGAGAAGAGCTGGTAGAAGCTACTGAAGATTTGAAGCAACAGACGGGATTGGATGATATAACCGATACTAAAGTCGCTGAGTATTTGGAGCGAACGCTACCACCAGCTAGTAGAGCTATATGGCCAGTGACCGAAACTGGTAAGCTGATGACGGATGCTCATACATTGGTTGATTTTTCTTACTTGGATATTTGTAAACCATTCGCCAGATACCAGAAACTGAAAAAGCTGTGCACTAGTTTCGGCAGGAACATCGTAGAGATGATCAATCCAGAAACGGGTAGATTGCATCCGTCGTACCGAGTTGCCGGAGCCAGGACCGGTAGACTTTCCTGTAGTGACCCTAACTTGCAGCAATGTTATTCTAGAGATACTGAATTACTTACTTTGCGTGGATGGGTACGTATAGATAGTTTGAATAAAGATGATTTAGTAGCTCAGTGGCATAAAGATTTACGTATAGATTTTGTTAAACCTTTAGCCTATATGCAGTATAACAACGTACTTAATCTTGTTCATATTAGTAATACTGCGTGTGATTTAATGGTAACTAAAAATCATAGATGCTTAGTTCAGAATAGAAAAAATAAAAAGTTTAAAGATGTAGTAGCGTCTAGGTTACCATCAGACTTTATTCATTATCATGCTGGTAATTATGTAGGAGGTAGATACACTCCTAATCCTA